GGTAGGGGTCGGCATCAGAGTAGGCGCCAAACGGGACCATGCCAGGCACAGCCATGCCAATTCCAGCCATGCCGCTCCTCCGCGCCAGGGTCCGAGGATCCGTCAAATAGTCTGGGCCCATGCCAATTGCGCCCATGCCGTTGGCTGGAGCTGGAGCGGGCCGCGGGGCAAAAATGCTGCCGGCCGTTGGAATCAGAATCCCATTGATGACCTTGGCTCCTGCCACGGCAAAACCGCCTAAGGTAATGTCCCCCGCCCAGCGAGAAAGGCCAATCCTGCCCGCGAGCATGCCGAGCAGGTAGGCAACCGCGCCGGTTCGGGCCGCGTCCATCAACGGGCCGGGGCCGCCGATCGCCGGGACCATGGCCGTGACAAATTGCGTGATTGCACCGCCGCCCGCGAGGGTCAGGCCCTTCGTCACCATCCCGAAATTGGGATTGCTCCGTCGCATCATGCGCCGACCGTAGCTGTTCGGGCGTCGGGTTGTTGTTTTTGTTCTCCGTCGTCTCATTTTCTTTCCTCCTGTGGGGTTCACTAACAATAGTTGAGCGGGCCCCGGGTTGTGTATTCGAGAGCGTGCCATGGGTTCCTCCGTCAATTGACGAGCCCTTCCGGTTCGATCCGATAGGCGCCGCCGTGTATTACCAGCTCCCCCGCGGGAGTGATTTCCAGGGTAGGCCGTTCGCCGGTCTCCTCCCCCATGTGATGATAGTAGATTGTCTCGTTGTCATGGCCTAGATGCGGCTTGCTGGTCTGGTACTCAACCAAATCAATCTCCCCGCAATCCTCCCCCGCCGGGTTGGCTCGATACTGGCCGCCCACAATATGCAGCTTCCCGCGGCTGTCCGCCGCGAGGAACGGTGCCCGGTCGCCGGGAAAACGCCAGGTTCGACCGTCAACCGTTTTGATTGTGCGGAGCCTGCCGAGTTGCGCCAGGTCGCGAGGGGTCCCCGCGGGCGCCGCGACATTGCGCGACCGCCGCGAGGGTCTGCCGTTAAATTTCTGGTAAATCGCTTTGACCGATGGGTTACTTTTTGACGAATACGCCTTAAGCTCTTTTGCTCTTTCTTGCGATTCATACCACTCTTTTATTAAATTTTGCAGAATTTCGTCAAAACCTTTTCTGCTCCCTTTATGCCACTTTTGAAACTGCCAAAAAACGGCATGTTTAAAGTACGGTTCTACCCGCCATGTATTGTCTTGATTGGGGCTTTCTATTGTCCAAAAATCCAGGTAGGCCTTTTTTAATTCCTCCACAAGTTGAGGATATTGACTCAAAACTTGCTTGTATTTTTTAAACAAAGCTGCGGGTTCTGGATTATTCTCCCGATCATCGAAAAAACCGAGTAGCTGCGCCCGTGCCGCGCTCCACTTCGGTTTGTTTGGGATCTGCCGCGCCAGTATATGGCGGATTGTGCCCATATAGTCTGGCATGTCAAATATCGTGACATCCCCCATAAGAGCGTTCATTGTTTTTGACAGTCCATTAAGGAGTGCCTTTTTGAGCGCTCCATTGGGGAGCGATTCAACAAACGCCCGGGCCCGTTCGTTGCGCGTCGCGAAGATTTGAATATTGACGCCTGATTGCAACAATTGGTCGGGGGTCGGGTTTTGGTTTAACAGTTTGCTGGAATCCATTTCCCAACGCCAGCCCCCAAAAAGTCCCCGCCTTATTGCCTTCCTGGAATAAACTCCAATCCCACGTTCTTTTGTGTAACCCAGTGCATATTGAAACCGTTTACTGTCAAGTGTATCGGCTCCCGGTACCATTTTATGGCTTATCAACTGACCTTCAATGCCGTCTTTATACAAACTGAGACGCCGGGAGCCCCGCCGGGGGTTTTGTTTTTTTGCCAGCCGCTCCTCCGCGCTCCGCGCCTGGTCCATGGCCCTGTCAATCTGCGTCAGAGTGAATCGCCCGGTTGCGTCTACGTCTTTTTTGATCTCTGCCTTGGTCAGGCCAACCCGAAGACCGACCCGCACTAGCCGCGCCAATTGCGCCGCGGTCGCTTCCTTCAGGCCGCTTTCATATGCCCGCTTGGTAGCGCCAGGGTTGCGGGTCGCAAAGAGCGCCGCCCTACGCTCCGCTACTCGGGGTAGCATCTGAATACCAGTGTCAAACAATTCCTCTTGACCAATCGCCATGGCTCTTTGCCAGGGGGAGAGATAGTTGGGGCCGCCTGACCGATAGTGCCGAGTAACCTCGATCGGATGTTCTGCCGACTTTTCGAGTGGGTTGGCTTTCCGCTTTCTGCTTCGGGGCGCCTGAATTTTATCCCGGTTGGCCGCGGCTTTCCTCGCCGCCCGCGCCGCGGTCTCCTCTCGCAATCGCTCCTCCGCCTGGAGAGCGCCGCGACCGAGGAACATGGCCTCTCCGGTTTTTACTGAGGAATACTTTCCGGGGCCGTAAATTTTCCGCGCCGCGTTGATGGCCATGAGTGCATTAAACCCGGGAAAGATTCCCACTTCGTTACCGTCGCGAGAAACCAAATAACGGGGATTGCGTTTGGAGCCTTTAAGCTCCTTTTCCAATTCCTCAATTCCTGCTTTAAGCCTCATGACAAAATCTGCATGCCTTTTGCTTGGTTGTCGCCCGCGTTGGTAGTCGAAATTTTCTGTATCTGTAGCCTCTGCCAGAGCAGCGCGAAGCATCCGGAGAGCGTTCCTTGTTTCCTGTTTGTTCATGCTCTATCTCCTCACCAATAGCAGCAGCGCCACCAAACCGACCGCTCCAATTGCTAGCCCTGCATCACGGGAGACGCCCAGCGCTCCGCCAATGGTGCCGCCGATCGTGTCCGTGATCGTCTCCCCTGCCCCGCCTTGTCTCACCTGTACTTGTGGCGATGGCTGGAATACGTCAACGGGTTGCCCCGCTTGCGTTGTCTCCACCTGGAATTGAACCGTTTCCCACGCAAGCCGGGAGTAGAACCGACGCATGATTGTCAACACCGAGTCGCGCAGATCCTCCGGGCGCCCATAGTCGCGTCCGGCGTAGCCTTCGACCTGGACAAACGGATTTGCCCAACCCGCGATCTGATACACGCGAACCAAGCCGGTCAAATAGCCGGAGACGGCAAGCGCCCGCTCGATCTCCGCGAGTAGGTCCGGGAGCGTTTTGAAGGAGACATCCTGCCACCAATCCGCAAACTCTACGCCCAACACAAACGGAGCGCCCCGCTTGACCATCATCGCCCCCTTCCCGTTGCAGCGATCAGTACCGCGCCCCCAACGATCGCCCAGAGCCACCATGGCACGCCTCCAGGTTGCGCCATGGTCCCCTGTGGCAATCCTGCGGGGGTTTGCGTGCGGTATATCGTTTCGCATTGCCTGCGACTATCAACCCACAGTTGCCCCTCGGGACACGGAGGGGGCACACATCGCCCATTTTCGAGCCGATAGGGGGGAGGGCATGGGGCCGCTGGGGTTGTCCGTGGGGGCCCAGCAGGAGCGGGAGGGCCGCCCGGTTGTCCGGGCCGCGAGGCACCGCCCCCCCCACTCCCGCCAGACTGCGACCCGCCAGAGCCCTGGACGGGAAACGGGACACAATTAAACGGGTCTTCCATTGGGTGGTAATAACCCGGGGGACAGTAGCCGGGGAGGATTGGGTTATAATCTCGATATCCTCCGGACGGAGAAGGCAAGAAAGAATCCCATGAACTACCCCCGCCCCAATAATCACCAAATCCCCAGCCGTTCCCCCAATCGTCCCACGAATCCCAGCCACCGCCGCCCGTGCCGGGATCATAGAGAAAGCCGAGTTGAGATTTTACTTGACGCATGGTTTACCGCTTCGCCAAAACAACCGCCCCGACCGCGACCAGGGGCAGCCAGGTTGGGATTGAGACTCCTGCAATCTCGAAAGAGCCGCCCAGGATACCGCCGCCGCCCGTTGGAGCCGCGACCGGGGCCGCGACGGGGGCCGGGATTACTCGGAACACGACCATGGCCGTGTAGTTGTTTCCTTGCCCGTCCTGAATCAAAATCTCCTTGATCCAATCGCCCGTTTGATCAGCGGTCCACGCCTGCGCCATCTGAATTTGCGCCGTACCGTTGCTCTCGGTCCTGTGGCCGTAGTCGGCATTAAGCTCCCCGGTTGCTACCCCGTTTTTGTAGCTGCTCCAATAAATCGGAGCGCCCGGAGGGGCCCCGATAATCGCAAACGTGGCTTTGTCCCCAACGGTCTGAACGGGTCGATCAATCCGGAGCGTGATTGGGATCGGAGCGCCAAGCCCCCCGCGTGTTTTGCGCCAGTTGTACATGCTATCTCCTCCCCCGACCGAGTACGAATGCCCCAATCACTACGCCCGCGAGCGCCGCCGCCCACCAATTGACGGAAAACCCCTGCGCCCCAACCGCTCCCGGAGAGAGCGCCGGACCGACCAGCGACGGAACAACCGTTCCTCCTCCCGGATACTGGCCGCGGAACCGCGGGTCGTCTGGGGAGTAGTAGCGCCCGCGACCAGCCGCCGCGCCTACAACGTCGATTCCGCGATTGACCCAATCAGCCCAATAGGGGTTTGTTGTGTCGCCGTAATTTGTTGACCATTCCCAAGGGTTCATATTTTCACCAAATTTGATAGATCCACTCTTGCCCGGTCGGATTGCGCCAGCCCGGGACCGCCCGTATTACGCCATGACCGTCCGCGGTCGGATCAAGAGCCAGCCAGCCGCGAGGGGTTTCTGTTTCCAGATAAACGTGATCAAACTCTATCCCGTTCGCAGTTTGAGCCACGAACCGCGACCAGTAGCCGAGGGAGCCGAGGAGCGCTGCCAACAAAACAACCAGGTCATCACAATCGCCCGAACCAATTTCGAGGGTCGCCACGGGATCCTGCACCCGCTCCGCGTCAACCGGATCAAGCCGATAAGTGACCCGATCCCGCACAAACTCAAAAAGCCGAGCGATCTCTCCCCGCCAGTCTCGGGGGGGAACGCCTGACACCATTTCGAGAGCCGTTGCCCGGATCGTTTCGTGAAGGTAACCGCGATGGTCAGGCCCGATCTCTCCCCGCACAGCCGCCGACATCCGGTCAAGCGTTCGCCGCGTGCCTGCGATCCCCTGCGGTAATTTTTCGAGCGTGACATGTCGCACGGTCTGACCGTACGCCCAAAAAATAGATTCTGTCAATCCTTTTTTTGAATCTTGCAACGGCGCCGCGAACGGGAGCATACTGTCAGCACACGGCGCCAAACACGGCGCCAGAACGTGAAAACACGGTAACAGAAAGGAGAATATGCCAGCACGAAAAAAAACAGAGGAGCCAGCGGAAAACAGCGGGCCGACCGCGAAAAAACAACACCGGATCGTCACCACCTACACTGAGGAGGTTCCGATTGATACCCTAGACCAGCCAGAGCAGGAGCCGGACGGGGAGCCGGAGGAGTACATAGAAGCAGAACAACCCGTTTTCCTGCCCCCGCAATTTTCCATTGAACCGGAGGAAGATCTAGACCCCATCGCCGCAATGATGCGGGATCTACAGGTCGCCAAGCGCTCCCACTCCTGGACGGTCGTAATCGAACGCCTGCCCAATTTCGAGCGGGATAGCCGCTGGGACGTGGGCGCCCGTCGGGTCAATTGTGGCACTCGATCAGTTACCCCGGATTTTCTCGAAGAGATCCGCCGCGAGTTTGCCCGCCCGGGCCGCCCGAATCATTTTCGGTTGACAATCAAAAGGGACGGTAAAATTTATGCCAATTGGCCGGAGGTCGTCAGCCTGGAGCCGCCGCCCCTTGAGGATATCTTGGCGGAAGATGCCAAACTGCAAGCCGTGGCGCCCCCTTCCCTTCCCTTCTCCGATCCCCATCGAAATTTCAAACAGCTAATTGAGCAGATGAAGCAGTTAGCCGAGTTGCGGAGCGTGCTATTCCCGGACGCGCCCGCCGTCGCCGCCAATCCTGCCGCGGGGCCCCTGACCGAGGAAGCCGCGCTCCTGAAATTACTTTCCGCGAATGGCGATGTTGTCGAGCAGATTACCCGCCGCCTTTCCCGTCGCCTGTTTGCGGAGGGGCCCGCGGAGGAGTCGCCATGGGCCGCGGTACTGACCGCCGCATTGAACAATGCCCCGGTGATACTCGATCGGCTGGGGTTTCGTGGAGGAGGTCTGGCCGGGCCGCCTGCCGCGGTCGAGGGGCCGCAAGCCGTACCCGCCCGGGAGCCGCTCGCCTCCCCTGCCCCGCCAGCGGCGCCGCTGGTACAATCCGCAAACCCGGAGCCCGGGCCGAGTCCGGAGTTGTTTTTGCTCTCTCGGGTTTTGCAGTATTGCGCTGACCAGGTCCCCGCCGCGGGGGCTGCCGCGTGGGTTGACAGTTTCGCCAGCCAGAATCCCGGGGTTGGGCCCATGGTTGATCTGTTTGTGTCGATGTCGCCCGCGGATTGCCTTACGTTCCTCCGCAACTATTTTCCAAACGCCGCGCCAATCGTTGAGGCCGCGCACGCGCCCGGCTGGATCACCGCACTTCAGGCCGCTTTGACCGAACAGCAGGAGGAGCCCGCATGATCCCCTCCGGTTTGGCCGGTTTCCTGGAAGAGATTCAAACAATCGCAGCCGATGCCGATCGGGATCGGTTGCTTACTCTGTACCCTGTTTTCGCTGAGCAGTATCCGGACCTGGCCGCAATCGTAGAACGGGCAGTAAACGCACCGGGCGCCGGAGAGGCCCTAGAAATACTTTGCCAGGAGTACCCCGTTTTCAAGGTCCTCCTTCGTTGCGCCCCGCCTGACTGGTCAGCCCGGATCATGACCAGTCTCCACTATCTCCATCAAACATTACACGGGAGGATGCATGACGGAAAATTACAACCCTAGCTTGTCGCCGCTGGCCCTGTTTGGCTTTTTGATTGTCGAGCAATTTGCTTTCAACCTGGCGCACGTCGTTTCCATTGAAGCGGTCGAGGAAGGAGGTTTTGAGATCTGTTTTTCGGACACCACAGAGCGCCGCTTGACCGGAGAGAGTGCCCGCAGGTTTTCGGAGATACTCGGTCAAATCGAACGTCAAGCGCGGTTCGGAGGATGGACAGCCCAGCCTCCAACCGTGATCAGGCCCAACTAAACACAAAAAACCCCCTCCGCCGTAAAGCGGAGGGGGGAATATCCCTTCTGTTTCTGCCAGCCCCTACCCTACCCCGACACCCCCTTTTTCGCAAGGGCCGCCTGTATTCGTTGCTCTCGGTCACTGGCCGGGAGATCAGACCGAAACGAGGTAAGGTAAACCTTTCCCCTCGGGGTTCCGGGGGCCGACAGCCATGCCTCCGTCCGACCATCCCGCTTCGCCTCAAATCGCACCGACCCCCGCGCCGATTCTCCCCCGCCTGCGGGGGGGGTCGGGGTCGGGGTTTCGGGAGCCCGCCCCCCGGAGAAGCCCAGCCGGAACCGGGGCCGGGGCCCCGCCGCGGTTGCGCGGGCAATCGGGACCGACGCCCGCACACTGGGCCCGGTTTGAGCATAGGCCGGGGAGAGTGAGGGAGCCGCTGGAGCCGTGACGCTCGAAACCTGGTCAGCATAGACCGGGAGAGCGTCCGGAGATCCGGAGAGCCCGATCACCGCGGAGAGCAGTACCAGAACCGCCAGACCTGCCAGAGGAGGAACCGCAACGATGCCGAGCGTATCCCACCACTCCGGGAGATATTCCCGCCAAGCCTGGCCGCCGTCGGGTTGTGACGGGGCAGGGGAGGAGCCGCCCGCCGCCTCCACAAACTCCCGGGCAACGGAGCGCCCGGAGGAAGCGGAAAGCCGTTCGGCATGCTCCGCGATTGTCGCCAGCCGCCGCGCCTCGAGCCTGGCAGATTCCTCCGCGAGAGTGACCCGCCGCTGGTCTCCCGCATGGAGAGTAATCACGGTTGCCGCGCAAAGAAGCAGGAGCCCCGCAAGCGTTGCCTTGCAAGCCAGCGCGACCCCACGAATCAGCGCCGAGGGAGCCGACGCCGACCAGATAGCCGCGGACCAAAGCGCCAGATCGGCGATTCCGTACCCCAGCAGGGAGACACGGGAAAGGCCCGATAGCACGCCCCAAGAATGCCAAATCAAAACAGGCAAAACCCCAACCGTCAGAAGCAGACAGAGCAGCAGGTTTGCCGTTTTGAGTTGGCAGAAAATCTTGTTTTTCTCCATTTTTGCCACCTTTCAAAGAACTGAGGGGGCACAATTGCCCCGAGTGTGTTATAGCATACTCTGGCCAGGTTGAGACAAACTTTTTTTCTTTTTTTTACTTTTTTTGATTGCAAACCGGGGGCGCCTGTGAGAGGATCCATTCCGCGGGAATGATCCCGCTTCAAAATGGAGGAGTCACATGGCCAGCATGTATACAGAAGCATACTTGGACCAGAACCAGAGCCGGGGAGGATACGGGCAAGGAATTACGCCCGGTACGTTTCTTTCTTATCAACTCTCTGGACTTGCGATGAAATACAAGGCCCGTTATCAGCGGGCACTTGAGCGGGACCTTGACAGCCGAGATGACGTAATAGGCGGGCCCAGCAAAACAGGAGCCAGCGCCTACTACTGGAGAGAAGCAGAGCCAACAAAAACGGAAGGGGAGGGAACAAAATGAAAATTACACATACGCAGGGAAAAGAATCGACGGCCTTGATAAGTTACTGCTTCGATGGCGTATTTAATGGAGAGTTCCGGAACATCTATACAGATTATCCAATTGGGTCAACGGACAGTCTCCGATACATACAAGCCGCCGCGCATGAATTTATCCTGGAGACGGAAGACAGGGAAGAGGTTTACCGGGCCCATCTAACGATTCTCCGATCCGAACAACCCGCCGTCCTGGTTCCCGGTTGGTCTTATTGGTTTACAGTCATTGCTCTCGATGAAGACGAGGAAGAAGGAGAAGAGGAGCCAGAGGAAGACGAGGAAGAAGAGGAGGGAGAGGAATGAAAGAGACAAGAAAGCCGGTTGTGATCAAATTGACGCCGCAGGAGATGCGCCGCCTGGAGCGGTACGCCGCAAGCCACAATCTGGCCGGGGTTGTCATGGGGCAAGTGACAAGAAAGGCGGTCATGGATTTTCTCGATCATTGGGAGAGCAAAAATGCCAAACGAAAAGCGCCCGCCATGGGCTCTGCGTGAATGCGAGACCCGCGGTTGCAGTAACTACGCTTCCGATCAATGCGAAGCGTGGGACAAGGAGCGGGGGGCGGTTTGTGGCCGCCCCCTTTGCGAATGGCACCGGTACGGCTTACAACTCCCGCTCTGCCGCGACCATCGACACGGGGCAGGGAAGCGCCCCACCAAACCGACCCCCCCGGAGGAGACCGCATGGATGTTCTAAGCCTACTGGATCGCCCAATTGCTTACCATCGAATTTTTGTCACCTTGACCGGGAGTGTGACCGCCGCGGTTCTCTTGTCGCAAGCGGTCTACTGGTCGCGCCGGACGGGGGAAAATGGCGGTTGGTTCTGGAAAACCGCTGTCGATTGGACGGAGGAGACCGGGTTGAGCCGTCGGGAGCAGGAGACTGCCCGGGCAATCTTGCGCGAGTTGGGATTCTGGCAAGAAGAGAAGCGGGGCATCCCCGCCCGCCTTTGGTTTTTTCTGGACGTGCCAGCCCTGGAGACCGTTCTGCGTAAAACAAGCATGGCGGAAAACGCCAAACAGGCATGGCGAGAAACGCCAAACAGGCATGGCGGAAACTGCCATTCTATTTCAGAGATTACAGCAGAGATTACATCAATCTCCTCCCAGGGGGCGGACGTGGCCGCGGCTTGGCAGGAGATACTCCCCGGGCACCGACACCGCCGGGGCACAATAGACGAGTTGAGGCAATTGGCGGTCGAGTTGAAAGCGGGCCCGGGAGAGGTTGCCGGGTTTGCCGTTTGGTTTCGGGCCCAGTATCCCAAAAAGGCCCTGCATCCCTTCGCCGCCCTAGATCATTTCCCGCATTACATGACGCAAAAGGAGCCAAATGGAGAAAGCCGAGTTCAAGTTGTTTCAGGCCCCGCCCGTGAAACAAGCCAACAACGAGCAGCCCGCCAATTCGCAGAGCGCCAGCGCGAACGGGAGCAACGAATCAGAGAGATTGAAGAGGGAAGCGGTATTGGAGAGCCTGATTCAACAGACACGTACAGCAAACAGTCTGCCGCTGCTATCGCCTGAAGAGTTGGACGGTCAATTGTCGGTCTGGTCGCGCCTACTATCGACCGTTCCCCGCCTGGTCCTGGAGCCCGCCTGGGACCTGGCCGCACGCTCGCACGATTGGAGCCGCGGGGCCCTTCTCCCCGGGCATGTCCTCGAGGCGGGTGGCCGCGTGATTGCAGAGGATCGGGAGCGCCGGGAGCGGGCCGGGGCCCTGGAGCGCCACCGCTATTTGACAGAGGGCACATATTCATGCCGCCGTTGTTCTGTAGATCATCCGGGATATGTCGCCATGATGATCTACTGTGGGTCGTTCGACGATTGGCGCCGGGCCGTCTACCCGTGCGAGTGTGAGGCCGCGCCCGTCTCCCAGCGCCGCGCCTGGCCGGGGTCAGAGCATTGGGAAAGAAATAGAGACACCGGAGTGTGGACACCCCCCGACCGGGAATCGTCGGTTCGGTGTATTTGCAAGTTCTGTCAAGCTGGATACTCCGGGAAGGAGGGCAGCAATGGCAATTGAGAGCCGTGCCGACTACTATTTAATCTATCGTGACATCTGCCAGGTTGAGGGCATCCGACCAGTTCCCCGCCGTCAATGGGATTTGTGGCAAGGGATCTTGACCGGGGGGCACTCCGTGACCCCGGAGGAGCCGGACTGGGTGGTACAGTTTCGCTTGGTTGCCGCTCCATTGCTCCGCCTTGGGGCACACGTGGCGCCCATTGCATTTTCTGGACAGGGGGAGGGGTAGCCTATGCCTGGACGAAAAAAAGCCAGCCAGCGTCAAGCCAGCGCCGCGGAGAGGATACCGCCGCGGGCCGTACAACTCGCCGCCGCCCGCGGTCTGGCATGGCGTGCGGAGTATGGCCGCGGAGGGACCGCGGTAGGGGTCGCCCGGGCCCGAGATTTGTCCAACGGTCGAGCGGTTTCCTGGGAGACCGTTGAACGGATGTACCGCTATTTCCGGCGCCATGAGATAGACCTGGACGCCGTGGGAGCCTATCCCGGAGAGAGGGGTTTCCCCTCTCCGGGACGGATTGCGTGGGAGTTGTGGGGGGGGGATGCGGGGTTGAGGTGGGTGTTACGTCTTCGGAGACTTCGCCCGGAGGGTTTCAAGTAGTTCCGCGGCGGTTGTTTCGTTCTGGTCGAGCCGGATCCCAGCCCGCTCAAAAAGTTCATCAGTCGTCAGTCCGGAGCGCTCCCGCTCCCGGTCGATCTCGATCAGGATTGACACAAGGACCGAGGGCAGGGAAGCCAGCAGGGTTAGCAATCTATCCACGTTTCCTCGCGATCTCCTCCACAAGCCGAAGGTTTTCGAGCAGTCCATTTACAACCGCTTTCCATTGATCCGCTTTGGTCTTTGGGAGCGTGGACACTCGGGGGTCAGTAAGCAAAGACGAAATAACGTTTCGTCCGGTCGAGAGGATCCCCAGCAGTTTTGACCGATCCTCCGCGGACAGCCGAAGCTCCCCGGTTTCCGGGTCGAGTAGAGGCCGGGTTTCGCGCACAATCTCCGCCGTGACCGTGTTGAGCGCCCGAAGCCCAGTGACAAGAGACACCGCCGCGTCCGTTGGCAGCACACCGAGAGCCTCTTGACTCTCAATCAGAACCAGCCCGGTTGAGACATACCCCGCGACCCGATCAGAGACCAGCGCCAGCCGCCGAGCGTCGGATTTATCCCCGCACGCCGTCAGCGTGACCGAGAGCAGCAGAATCAAAGAAAGCATTCTCAATTGTCGCCCCCTTCCTCTGCCTTTGGGATTGGCGACTGTTTGAGGAAGGCCGCGACTGCGACCAGCGCCCCAACTGCCGTGACCTGGAGCAGTTTTGGGAGCCCCTCGCCCAAGTTGAACGCCAGCGGATCAACGATAATAACCGTAAGAGCATTTGCCCCGCCCCCAATGGCCGCCGCAAGCAAGCCCTCAATCCATGTTCGTGTTCTGTTCATCGTGTTTTCTCCTGTACTAGTGTTTTAATGTCCGTTCGTATTTCGTGCAAAAGCCGGTCTAACGTCTGGAGCCGCGCTTCAAAATCCGCATTCCTGTGCCGCCCCCCGTCCCCCACATGCTCCCGGAGAATCTCCCGAAGGTCAATCAATTCCAACTCATGTCTATCTGCTCGCCAGAGGAGCCGCGCATATGCCGCCGCCCCTGCCAGCAGAGCTCCCAGGATTGCCAGCAGCTCGCCGAGGTTGTGTAGTATCCACGTCATAAATTTTCGGGGGGGGTCGATCATGTCAATCATCAGAGGACAGCACCACAAAAGCGAGGAGCGCCCCACCGATCAGCAGCCAAAGCCAATTACCCAGACCGCCGTTGCCCGCTTGCGTGCCTGCCGTGCCTGGCGTGGGTTGCTCCGCGCCTGGCGTGGGCTCTGTCGGGGTCGGGGGCTCTGGCGTGCCTGTGGGATTGCGCCCCGTAAAACCCATGGCCGCGAGTTCCTCCCGCGTGTAGATCCCCTCTCGTCCGAACCAATCCGCCTCTGCCCGTCGCCGCCGTTGGAGCCCTGACATGACCTGGCCGCCCGCCGTCACCGGATGCTCGCGAAGCCGCGCCTGTGCGCCTGTGTAATCGTAGGCGTTCAAGCGCCGCAGTAATTCTGATTGCGCGAAGTTGCCAGCCCCCCAGTTAAAAACCAGTGATACTAGAGCGTCAAACTGGGCAGAGGTAAGAGGTACCTGAACAAGCCGATTTACAGCCGTTTCCGCGGTTGCGAGGTCAGCCAGAAAAAGCCGCTCCGCCTCTTCTCGCGTGATCTGATTCGGCATGTCGCTCCGAATCAAATGCCCCCAGCCAATTGTGAGATTCCCAGCCCCGTCATCGTAGGCGGTAAGCCGGAGCCCCTCATGGCGTTTGATCTCTGCTTTTCCGAGTTCACTCGTTTGCATGCTCGATCTCCGGAGCGGTCGCCACGTCCTGACAAAATTGGAGAATCTCCGACACGATCACCCGCCACCGATGCGACCGGAGCCGATTGACCAAAAGGGCATGCTCCGCATCCGTCAATTCTACTTCGTTTTCTGCCGCTTGCAATTTGCGAGCTAGCGCCAGGTAAAGCGGGATTTCGTCGACCGTTACCCCAGCGTCAGAGACGGAGCAGATTCCGAGCAGCTCTGCGCGATAATCAAGCGAGCCTAAGCCGTTAGAAAGAGTTAGTTTTTTCAGATGAAGACGGTTCATTTTCTGTTCCCCCTGTATCAGGCTTTTCTATTATTCCCCCCGCAGCAATGATTGTTCTGTATTCGTCCGAATCTACTAAATAGGAAGTTAAAGCGCCTTCGATTATACGATAGATACTAGTTTTTTCAGGGTTTGCATATGTCCAATTCATAACTCTGCCCCTGTCAATTGGAGAAATGCGTTGGCGTTTTTCGGATACAGGAAAAAGACATGACCATCAGTTCCGGCGGTAGTAGTGATAACTCGAACTGTGACATTATCATCAGAACTAACATCAATCGACATGACCGACACATCTGCTAGGCCGTTGTTTGTGGAAAAGTAGCCTCCAAAATTTGCGACTACCGGACTACTAAGCCCCGTCGGATTACGCCGCATCCGAACGGGTAATGCAATGTAGGCCAAATTTGTTCCAGATGGGGCAGGAGAACCTACTGAGCAACCAAACCAGCGAGCGCCAGTGTACCCAGTAAAGGCTATGTAATATCTTTGGCACTGTTCTAGAATAGTGCTAATTGGCAATTTCTGGTACTCTGAAGCAGAATTACCAATTTCACACTGTATCCCCGAAATCTGAAAGTAATCGTTCAGCGCGATTATCTGTGACCCAGTCGCAAACCCCGCGGCTCTGTTCGCCGCTGTATTTGCCCATGCTGTCTGGAGCGTGCCGCTCGTGAAATTACTACCTGCAACAAGCCAAAAAGAAACCGCAAGCCCATACGAATTGTCATTTGCAATAATTGTTCCGGTTGGATTTGCCGGAAACGTTACTACATGCCTTTCCCAGGTATTTGCTGCCGCGATTGTAAACGATCCAGAGACCTGTTGCGTTCCGTTCGGGTCGATCAGCTCCGCCACAAAAAGCCCGGTTTTATTTGATTTGATCCAAAAAGACACGGTCAGCGGTTTTGCGGTTGCGTTACCAATTTGAACTTGCGCTAGGTTTTGACTCTCAATTCGCTGCTCAAGCCGCAATTGTGCGGCTGCTGCTAGAGGAGAGGTAACAGCTTGCGTACATGTCATTTTGAGTGATTTGCGAAAGGGAGTATCGGGGGGATAATCTCCCGCTCCGCTTTCCACGCTCTGCGTATACTGTCCATTTGCCCCGAGTTGGTCAATTTGTATTCGCCAACGGTCCGCAGTGTGATAGCCAGAGCTCGCATTTGTCGGGCCGAGAGCGGTTGCAGATGTCGCGCGCTGGGCAATCTGCATGTTGCCGTTAATGAGCAAGTTTTTGAACGTCTGGACATTGCCCCACGCCATGACGCCCGCGCCGTCAGTAGTCAACGCCTGGCCGCTTGTGCCGTCTGCCGCTGGTAGCGTATACGTTCCCGACCCGCCCAGCGGAGCGCCAATTGTAAGACCGCCCATTACCAATTGCGCACCGATCAAGGCGCCGTCTTTGATATTCAGCACGCCGCAATTATTGGAGTCGAGAGAGCGCACGTTGACAACTCCCAGCGTGCCCGCGGAAAGGTCAATATTTCCGCCCCCTTTCGATCTCACCCAAAAATTAACATCCGCGGAGGTACCTACGCTCTCAATAGTCGGGCCGCCTGTGGTGGAGGGCCCAACTGCTACGGAGTTTGTGATTTGTGCAAAGTTGACCGAGTTTCCCGATTGCACAAAACCCAAAACCGCCCGAGTCGAGTTGACGTTAATTTGCGCAATTCGAGGGGTTGTGAGCGTCGGTGAATCAGAAAAAACCCAATTGACAGAGCCAGTTGTATTCACACCCAACGCTGTCGAGAGGTTTGTGACGTTCGGCGAAGTAAGCCACGTCAGCACCCCCGCCCCCGGCGTAATCTCCTCCACGTCACCAGACAAAGGAGAGACCCGACCCAGGAGCCGATTGGTTGAGACCGCGGGCAGATCTGAAAGAGCAAGCCCGCGCCAGGTCGGCGCCGTTGGTCCGCCAGAGAGGGGCCCAATCAAAACCGCATGATCTGCCTGTGGGGAGAGAGAGAGGAGCGGAGCATAAGCGCCGCCATTGGCGGAGATTTGAAAATTGGAGCCGTCAAAATAGATTGACCCCTGTGCCGCCAGTGATACCGCAGGAGGGGAGCCGGGAGGAGTAAATCTTACTGCATGGTCTGTGATCCCGCGAGTGATCACCGAAAGAAAATTGTTAAAAGTGATGTGTTTGTTGGCTGTTGCAGCAGGAGCGGAAACGTCAACAACCGGCAACAGATCCCCGGGGGCCGCGTTTGTGCCCAAGCCTGGCATGGCGGAGATTTTCACGTTGGGCATGGTCTAGCACTCCTCCAACTCAATAAAGCCGCTGCCGTCCTCAAGTTCGATCAAGCCGCTTGAATCCTCTAACTCAATTCCACAATTGAAGCCGACCCCGCCCGCGTCGGGCCGGGGGAGCCAACAATAGGCCGTCTCGTTGTGATATCGCTCCCACGTAATCATGTCAAATGCCAGAGGAGACAAACTGCGATTGTTGGAACACGTCGATCACCCGCGCCGGTACAAAATAGCCGTAAGCGGTCGTCCTGATAACCCATTGACCCGTTGCGGGAATCGGAGTTGTCGGAGTGAAAATCAAATTTGCGTAGAAGTTGCCCGGGAACAATAAAAGAACGTCAGTATCCAGCCAAGCCTTTGCCCAGTCTCGGGCTGTGCCGCTTGTGAGCGTGTCTGTGTTGCCGAGTTGCCAGACCGAGTCTTCTGGCATGTAGGTCCGATAGGACAGCCAGTCTGCCGCGGTCTCGTCAATATTTGTTGTGTAGCACTGCACCCGCAGCACAACAAGCCCGCTATTTTCTGGCACGCGACAAGAGGCCGCGACAAAGGTTCCATAAGCCTCTTCTCCGCTCTGGTTGTAGGCGGAGCCGAACATATGCGGGGTAATCTCATGGTATTTGACCCCTGACATTTCGGCGAGGAGCCTCATGTGTTTTAGTTGGAGCATTGCGCCGCCCCTCCGATCTCCCGGACGCCCACCAGGTTGATACTATCCCGCGTGCCCGGCGTGAAGGAGCCGGAGAAAATTTTCAGGCTGATTTGAAGCCGCTTGAAGGGGAGGAGCAGATACGGTTCCGGAAGCGGGACAACCGGATAAACTCCCCCGTTTTGATATCCGGCGATAGCCCGGGCAGGAGCGTAGAAAAAGGGGCTCCACGTGTCCGGGGTTTGGGACTCGCAAACCTGGAGCCAATACTCCGGGTCCGTCGGGCCGGGGGCAGTGTAGATCAGTTGAAAGCCGACAACGTGAATAGGGGTTGCCTGTGGGCTGGAATAGTAGAGGTTTTGCCGTCGCGCCGAGTAGAGCGTGTGCTGCTGCGATCGGAGCAGCGGGATCGTTTCGATCCACGGCATGAGAGTTGGGATAGCAGACACCGCGCCCCCTTTATGCAAACAGTTTAAGCCCCGCCCATGTAATAGTGCCGTCTGACCCGGTTAAACCGACCGCCGAGTTAACGAAATCCATCTGCAATTTCGACTGACGCGACAGGAAAAACGGACACGCCAACGGGAGCAGGGGCATGACTTGCGACCCTGACCCCGCAACGGCTGTTACCGAGGAACCGTTGATCGTGGCCCCGGTCGCGCTCTGGAGAATGTTCCAAGCGTAGCCCGTCGCCGTGTCCGTTATTTTCAACGCCACTTGCGGATTGGAGAAATTGACATTGGCCGAGAATATCAGAGCGTCAGAGTCAACCTGTGGCGTGAAACACGTCACCCGCTGCGACGCCGTGACCCCATCAAACCCAATGAGTGTAGAGAGGTAGAGCGGTTGCCAGCTTTTGTATTTCGCAAGAATCGTTTGCACATACTGAGCAAAAAGGCCGGAGCCGAAATAGTTCATGATGCCTTCCTTGTGTTCACAAACCGGGACGGGAAATGGAGAAACAAAACCCGCCCCGGTCTCGTGTGTTGACGTGGCCCACGTCAGACAAGCCGTTACCCTGTAATGCCCTTCGCTCCAAGCCCCTCAAGAATAGTCTGGATGCGGAAGTTGCGCGAGGGCGTGAATGGGTTCAGCGCCTGCAAAGTAACGTTGAATTGATACAGGCTCTCAATATGACGATAAATTGGCAAGCGGTAAACGTAACCAAAGCCGTTGTTCACCGCGGTTTCATTCTGAACAATGCTTGCCGCACTATCGCTTTTTGTTGCTGCCAGCACGCCGCCCGCATAGCCGGAGACGCCATACCGCGACGGGAAGAGACACAAGGGGCCCTCCTCAAACGTCACCTGGTTATACGAAAAACGAAGGTAAATCCCTTCAAGCGCCGCCTGTGCAAGGTTTGTTGCAAGAATGTCATCCGTTGCAATGAGGCCTGGCCCGTTTCCCGGGAGCGCCGCAAGCCCCAAATTTGCGCCGCTCTGTACGGTATCATCTACGTTACCTGTGATCAGCACCCGGACCTGAATTGACGTAATCCACGCCTCTTGACTCGCTGGGAGTTGCCGGGATACTGACATGTTGGTGTCAATCTTGCTTTTCGTGTATGACGTGGTGCCGTTCATTTCAGTTGTCGACTGACCGACCGGAACAGCAAACAGCTCAAACTCGGATGAATTGAAAGCGGTCCCCGCGGTTACACGAGCCGTGTCATAAAGCCGGAGCCCATAAAACGATGCCAGCCGGGCGCCGGGGTTTTTCTCAATGATCGACTGAATGAACCCATACTGAGCCGGGTCCACGTGATCAAGGGTAGAGGGGAGAGCCCTGCCGGGGGCTCCAAACTGCAAACGGTTTGCATAGGGTTGCATGATGTCTTTCCTTCCCGCGCTATTGTTCGCGCATGGGTTCTGTCAATTGTGGGTTGCTGGCCGTTGCCAGCCGAGGCCCCGCGCCCGCGGGGTTAATCGTTGCTTCACCCCTGGTAGGGGTCGGCATCAGAGTAGGCGCCAAACGGGACCATGCCAGGCACAGCCATGCCAATTCCAGCCATGCCGCTCCTCCGCGCCAGGGTCCGAGGATCCGTCAAATAGTCTGGGCCCATGCCAAT